GTCAGCTTTATCGAGCGTAATGTCGCTTGCAAGCATGTTAGCACCTCGCACTAGCTCTCACTATCTACTAACAAAAAGTAGGTAAAGAGTGAAAGCGACTTCGCAACATGTGCGTGTTTAGCGTAACTGATTAAGTAACGCTAAAGAGAGCGCCTGCTGCTTCGGAGTCAGTGTCAAATCTGTAGCAAACAGAGACGACACTGGGAGACCAACATTACGTGAAAACCTACGGATGCTTACCTGACCTGCAAACACTTTTGTGCTCGCAATGTTAGGAAAGAAATCTTGATCCACTAAATACACGTACTCGTCTTTAAACGAGGACACTGTATTCCGCAAGGTCCATTCACCCCCAAAGGGTTGAATGGCTAGTGTATCTATCAGCTTGCCAACCTTGAAAAACCAATCGACAACAAACGAGTAGGGAATTGCTTCCCACGCGATTGCGAGTGGATTGTTAAGTCCAAGAGCTGATGCGTAGGCCTTTATGCTGCTAGACATGTCACTTAGGCCCTCCAAATTTTGGAGGAGTTTAGCGCTTGCGCTAAACGTTCCTTTGTAACCAACTCTTCTAAATTTCCAGAGAGCTCCACCTTGTCCAGAACTATCAAAGTCCTGGAGTTGAGGGAGGTTAAAAGTTGTAGGGCCAGTAGGCTCTTCAACTTTCCTCGAGAAATACAAAGATGTTTCTTTTCCGGCCGTTTCTCGGAGGTATTGTAACCTCTTTTGAACCGTAACCATTAAAGTTAACATCTTTGAAACATCGCCAACGAAAGGCTTAACGCCAAATTCGAAGGCGAGAAAATTAGAAGAGGCTGTCCTCGAGATCGACGATTCAATCTTGGGTATCATACCCTTGATGTCTCGTAACTCATAGAGAAAATTTCCAACGGAAAATTCTCTAGGAATTTGGTCATGAAACGCATTAAATGCGTCGATTGCCCACGAACTAAATTGAGCAGCACTAGGTGTCACAATCATGCCATTAGTGTGCATCAAACTTGGATCAAGTAAAACGGGATAGCTATCCAATTGAGATATGGAAGCTCCGTCTACATTGAAAAAGTTTGAAACTCGGCTGACAGTCGAGTTCATGACAACTTGATAAGCAGGATTAACTCCTGCCGGGTTACCTATTACATCGCTTAAAAAGCGGTAATAAGTAGGCCACGTGGGACTAGGCGCAGTGAACGTAAGATTAAGATGAGAGTTACCTCCATCATATCTACATGTCCGATGCGTACTAATCACACTATCTGTAAGATGTCTAATGCGCGCGGGCATGAGGTCGTCCTCCTATTATACACACTCCTTTCGAGCATGTTTTTCAGAGAGGTGGGGCGAAA